TTCCTGTCTGTCTACTAGCTAAACATGCTACAAATCTATTATCTCTTAAACTACGTAATACTCTTTTCTGATAAGAGTATAAGGTAATTTTTATTTTACCTTGATCAAGGTTAACAATATGGAAAAAGCTTTCTGCAAAATGAAGAATGTTTTGTCGAGCCTTCTTAAGAGACTTCACCATTTCAGGAGTCCACTGATACTCCATGTTAGGATTAGGTAAGTTTGTATTACCTAAATAAAATTTATCGTCCTTTTTTAGCCTGGGCACTATAAATATTTACATGAACAGCAGAGATTTAAACTCTATTAATGAAGCCTTTGCCGAAGCTACGACAAAGGTAGATGCTGACGATACTACAGAGTCCGAAGAAATCGTGACTGAAGCGAGCGGCCGCAAGGCGCCAACAGGCAATTCGGGAACGAGAAAGAATTGGAAGGCGAAGGGATTACACAAACGTAAAGTCAAACCTGTCAAGGATGAACCGGTCGTGGATGAACCGGGCAATGATGATAATGAATTGATCAAGTCAAAGAAGTTAAAGGAAGATCTTGGACCAGATTTTGGTGATGAGGCAGATTTCGGTGATCCTTCGCGTCATAGTGGTGACTATTTAGATGATGAGCCATTAGATGTTGGAGATATAGTAGAGGTTGAAGGTGAGGAGGACGACTTTGTAGTTCTTAACGTTGATGGAGAGTGGGTCCAAGCTGCTGCGGTAGGTGATGGAATTGCGGTTAAAAGAGATAATGTTGTAAAGAAAGAGTCAGTTAGAGTTGAAAGGAAGTTAGTTACATTAAAGGAGAAAAAGAAAGTTATGAGTTTTACAAATATAATGGAAGATTATGAAAGTCGCTTATCTTCAAGTGCCAAAGGGTTTTCGTTAAAATCTAAATTAAATGAAGAAGATGGAACGTCGTTTGATCAACCTGATGAAGGTGTTGGTCCGAAACTAGATAAAAAGAAACAACGACCAGCAGATGAGGAAGATTCTACAAGTCAAGAATCATCTACAAAAAATGTTGATGATGACGTACAAGAGCCAAAAGAAGCAGACAAGGCGGACGAAAACGCAGAAGAAAAAAATACTGAAAAAGAAGAGAAAGTAGTTAAGGATAGTATAAATAATTCTAACAAAGGTAATATTATGTCAGAAGATAAATCAATATTTGATAAGCTCTATGAGCAAGTTATGAGTGAAGACGACGATTTCGGTGCTGAGTTGGGTATACCCGGCGATGATGGAATCTCAGTTGGTGATGATGAGTTTGGCGATGAGGGTGGTGGAGACATCACTGTAACGTTGACTCCTGATCAAGCGGATGCTATTCGTGCAGTTGCTGATCAGCTTGCTCCGACCGACGATCTCGAGGACGAACTTAATGGTGAAGAGGAACCAGAAGAGGGATTTTCTCGCGAGAGCGCCGAAACAGTAGCTGAGGGGGATGAACAGTCAACAGGTAAGCCAACTACAGACGGTAAGGACGTTGGCAAGGATCCTTCTGATGGCGCCGGTAACGCCACGGATCTACCTGCTGATGCTTTAGGTGGTAAGTCCACAAGTACAGGTGATGCGAAGGTTACGGATGATGCACCTACAACTGGGAAACCAACCACTGACGGTAAGACCGTGGGTGATAAGAAACATGGTAAAGGTCCGTTAAAGGCTAACGCGAAGACATAAGATATATAAAAATACATAGTACCTTTGATAGCCCCCTACATTAATGTAAGGGGGCTTTTTTTATTAAATAATTAAAATGTTATTCACTCGGAAATTCCTTGAAGCTTTAGGGTGTAAGAATTTATACAAATTGAGAGGGAGTACGGGTTCTGGTAGAAAGCATCAAAATTTGTTACCTGCTAGTAGTCGTGCGAAACCTGAGCCAAACAGTTTTAAAATCTTAAAAGCATCTCAAGCAGGTATACATCGTTTAAGTGTTCAAGATATACAACAACTAAAACAATTATATGGAATTACAGATCTTGAGAAAGAAGGATCTAGAAATTTAGGTAATACAGGAATAACAATGTATATTGATAACAATCAATATTTTATTAAAAAGTAATGGCATCAGCATGGAGTACAGATACAGTTACGGCAGTTAACTATCATAGTGACGCTGAGGATATTATTCGGTTTAATAATAAATCGCTGGGTGCTAACGAACGTAATAAAACATATAAAAAATGGTGGAAGGAGCAAATAAGATTATATGGAACTAACATTAGTTATTACGTCCGAAAATTTGATTTAGCTAACACTGATAAAGTGTATGGTGAAAACCCGTATCAAGGATATCAGGTTCCTCAGACCATGACTATGTTAATAGACTTAACCGATGGTGCAATAACATATTCTCAATATGGTTTAGTATCTGATGATGAATTAACAGCAGTAATAGATATTGAAACTTATCAGCAAACTCTCTCTTCTTATTATCATTCTTCTGGTTATACTGGTACGTTAAGCGCTATGCCTAATGCAGGGGATGTATTTCAATTAACTGAATATGGTTCAGTTGACCGACCTGGAGGAAAGGACGGAAAGATATTTGAAATTACAGAACGTATGGATCAAATGGTTGGTGAGATCAATCAGCTCCAAGGTCATTATGTATTTAGACTCCGTGCTCGTAGGAACGATCATACATTCTTACCAGGATTACCTGCAGAAGCTAAATCTACTCAAGTTACTGATACGTCAGGCGTTGGACCTTTAACAGCTCTCGAGACTGATTATATTAATGACTTAGATACAGAACAAACGACATATTTTGAATATGGGTCTAACGATGATGTGTATGGAGATTATTACTAAATTCATATTCTACATCTTTTAATACAGAGTGATACCGCTCAGCGATATATTTGTTAATAGGTATTGGTTTTAAGCAGTCCGGTGTGTGTCCTAGTTTCTCTGCTTTATCGGCGATAATGTTTACTGCTTCAAACAAGCACAACCATCGTGCCAATTGTGAATAGTCTTTAGTAGGTTTCTTATTGTTCATAAATCATTGTTGTTGGTAATACAGTACTAATATCAATTTTTACTTTATTTTGAGCATCACACTCTTCACAATTAAATTCATTGTCGTCCTTTGTTAATATTACATATACATTATTCATTTTTTTACAGCTTTGACATTCAGCTAAAATACGATTTTGTTCTGCTAATTGAGATAAATGTAGCGCCTCTTTTTCTAAATTTAAGCGAGCGATATATCTAAGAATATTATTATATAGAAAAAAGAACAGTATTTGGGCCCCGGTTGCTCCTATGAATACTTTTAAAAAGCTAGTAAGGGAGGGATAAAATAAAACTGTTATACCGCTAATTGAACTTGAAATTAAAATTAAAATTAATAAACTCTTAACTATCTGATTCGTCATGATCTAAATCTTCCGACACTGATTTTATAAGATCCTGAATTTTTTGCAACTTTAAAGTTGCGGCTTGTACAACTTTTTCGTCTAAGTGTGTGGAAGGGTTTTCAAAAAGCTGAACTAATAGCCCAGTAGCATCTGCTATATTTTTATAAGCAGAACCTAATTGTTCGATAAGATGATCACCTGGAAACGGAACAAGATCAGCTGAAATTTGATTATAAGTCGCTGGACTAGCCTTTGCAATATCAGCTAATGTTTTTGTAGTTGGTCTAACGTGTCTAGACTTCACGTCTTTCCAGTACTTGTTAGTGTACTTATATAAATCTTCGAAAAGTATGCCTTTCATCATAAGTATTTATTAAATACTTACATGGGAAAGTTTGAAAATAAATTTTTATCTTTACTTTCAGAAGATGAATTTGATGCAGCAGCACCATCCGCTGCGCCCGCTCCCGCTCCTGCACCAGCAATCGATGCAGAGCCAGAAGACGATCGACAATCTTTTGCAAATGCCTTAGATGAGCCAGATCATGCTGGAGATTTTGAAGATGTAATAGATTCGAACCCGAACGAGCAACTAGAACTTTCAGATTTACAAGAATGGATTACCAATATTGATGAGGTATTACAATATCTTAATGGTGGTATTACTAGTGTGTTAGGTAAATTAAGAGATGATAATAAAGTAGGTACTATTTTTGCTGATGTTTCGGACGCTACAAAGAATGAAGTTTTAGATGTATGTGAGAGATTGGCAGGATTAAATCAAATTTTCAAAAACCTTTATATAGAAAAACATAAATAATTAATATTATGGCAACACGAGCAGAATTACAACAAGCGGTAGACGATCAAAGCGCAGCGGCTAAGCATGCACGAGCGGTGTGGAAGTCATTTGATCCGGTCGATCAGGACAACCCGACTCCTGAAGAGCAAGATAAAACTAATGCGTTAGCAAAGGTGTATAGAGGTGCAAAGAGTGCTAGAAAGAATGCTGAGAAGGCATTAGCTGCGCACGATGCCACAGATGCTGTTTCCGCTGTCCCGGCGCCAGCTCCAGCGCCAGCTCCAAAGCCAAAGCCAGCGACCAAGTCACCATCGGATGCCGATACTCGAGTTCTTGATAAGAAATGGGCTGTTTATATAGCCGGTGAAAGAGCAGCTACTGATAAAGCGTGGGGTGATGAAATAGCTGGACCGCGGCCTGCTGGTTGGACTGGTTAATTAAATTCTAGATAATAATAATTTACCTTTTAATTCAGTATAACTATTTTTAACTATAAACCGAGATGTAATTTCGTCTCGGTTTATTTTTATGCACAAATCATTAAAATCTTTAAAATTTAATAATTCTTCAGGCCATATAAAACATTTTTCTCCTTGACTGAGTAATGATCGAGTTTTTTGTTTTGCTGTTTCATCACAATGTTGATTATCAAGAACCCAAATACGTTTGTGAAAGGGTTTTTGAAGTATTTGTTGTTCTTGTCGTTTTGTAAAACAAGATCTACCTTTACTGATACCACCGACTGCAACACCGTTTTTAACAAAAAAACTATCTATCGGTCCCTCAAAAATAAAAATATACTCTAAAGTATTATCTATTTTATCGATATTAAATATTGTTTTATCTGCTCCTATTTTTGAAAGATATTTTGGCTTTGTATCTTTTTTGTTTTGTTTTAATTTTCTTGATTGATAAAATATGATTTTATTATTATCATAAAACGGTATTATTATTCTATTTTTATGTACGAAATCATTTCTACTAAACCACAAAGATTTAGGTTTATTAATTGCTGTTAATAGTCTTCTCTCTTTGCATGTAATTATAGCATGTGTTACCATTGGTTCATGACTATAAAAACTGCACTGAACTTTATCGTATAAATTAATACAATCACCAGGAAGAGATTGTGGTGGCTTATCGGGAGTTAATTTATCTTCGGTTTCAACAGGAATGTTAAATGTATCTATATCTTTACATTCATTAATTATATCAATATAATTCTTACCTGTTACTTCTTGAACCCATTTTACAGGAGAACCGCTCCAGCCACAATTATGACAGAAAATATGATCTTCCTTTACTATATAGTAGAGTCTTCTCTTTTTATTCCAAGACTTCCCTTCTCTACAAACCGGGCAACCACCTTCATATACGTTAGTTAATTTTTTATACTTAGGATACCCCGCGTATTGATAAAATTTCTCTACAATATATTCTTGTGGTATTACGTCACTTAGGCTCATTTACTGATCGAACATCAACTATTTGTTTTGTAATAAATTGGCCGGTGTGAGGATCAGTATAATGTGCTTCTGTACGTATTTCATCACCCATTCTAATTTCTCTCATTGTAGGGGCGATTGTATTACCAGCAGGTCCCATTATAGTATTAGGATTTTTTGTATATTCAACTTTTCGCATTTTGAATTGCCTTCTTAATAATATTTATTATATTTTCGTTGTTATTAAACGATTCTCGCCATGAAGAATAATTCCTTACAATAGACCACATATTTAATTTCTTTGCTTCTTCTATAAATTTATTATGATTACTCTTATGAGTCTTACATTTTTTTAATTGTTCTTCATATATAGGTACCTCATCCGGATAATAATCATAACCAATTGATAAGTCCATTAATTTTAAGTTTCTCTCATAAATAACTTGCTGTTCTTCTGTTAATTTAGTTAGATCTAATTTTTTAAATCGAGCAAGCCCATATCTAGGTATACCAGGTATATTATCAGACTTATCACCTGTTATAGCTCTGTAATTTAAATATTGATCTTTAGATACTCCTGTATATTCTTCAAAATTTTGTAATGTAACTATTTTCTTTTTTATAGGACTATAGATTTTAGTATCAACAGATATTGTTTGTAATAAGTCTTTATCAGTTGTTACTATAACACTTTTACCAGGGAGGTGGTCCGATAACCAAGCCATTAAGTCATCAGCTTCCATTCTAAGCGGAAACATATTATGTACACCTAGTAAAGAAATAATCTCTTGGATTTTTTCTGAATACTCATGTACATCTTTAAATTTATCGTCATCTCTATTCGCTTTATATTCTACGGTAATAACTTCATTCCTGAAATTAGTAGAAGGCCATTCTAATTTTTTATCCCATGTACAATAAATTTTTTTTGATTGAAATTTATCTACATAAGATTTTAGAGATCGTAAAAATAGAAATATTTGACCCGGGCTGTTTGCTTCGTCTAATTTAAAATTATTAGTCCAAAAGATTCGGTATAATAGATTGTTGCCGTCTATTATAAGATTATTTGCCCCACCATTTTTCATTTTCAATATACCACATTATAGTGTATCTTAAATCATCGGCAAATGTTTTTCGAGTTTCAGAAAATTCTAACTGTTGCCCAGATTGAATCATCATATCCCTATACATTGAATCTCTTAAACTATATCTAAGATCATGACCTTTTCTATCTTCAACATAGCTAATTAACCTTTTAGGTTTATCAAGTATATCTAAAATAAGATTTACGATTTCAATATTAGATATTTCTGAATGGTACTCTGAGTCAGGAGCAAGGTTATATATCTTTCCTGCATCTCCTTGCATTAATACGTTATATATTTTTTCGCAATGGTCTTTGACGTATATCCATTGACGTATGTTATTACCCTTTCCATATACTGGGATTTGTTCATTATTATTAGCTTTGTAAGCAATAACCGGAATAAATTTTTCGGAGTATTGCCTGGGGCCGAAGTTATTTGTACATCTTGTTATAATAATATCCTTTTTATATGTTTTGTGAAAGGATAGTGCTAATAAATCCGCACCGGCTTTTGTTGCTGAATATATAGATGATGGTTCTAATAAACTGTATTCTTCGCTCGGGTCTGAATTAAACTGTAAGCTACCATATACCTCATCTGTTCCTACTTGAAGAAATCTTGTACTATCCGGTAGTTGTTTTAATAATTCGTATACCCCTACATAATTACTATCGATAAAGATATCACCAGCTTTGATACTATTATCTACATGAGACTCTGCAGCAAAATTTACAATATAATCATACTCTTTATCTAATTTAAAATCTGAGATACTTTCATATATTATATCTAATTCATTACTAGAATTTTTATACATATCCCATAGGTAATCTTCTGTTTTTTTAGATACACAATATGCATAACTATCAATAATTGTTATTTTGCAATTTTCACATTCACGGTGAAGGAGCTCTACAAAATGACTTCCAATAAATCCTAAACCGCCTGTTACTAAAATATTTTTATCTTTCATGGTTTTAATGTGTTGAATACCTTATCAATATCTTCTTGTGTTCTATAATTCCACCAATGATGATGAGCAAAGCTATCGCGAATATTTGATTCTGAAGATTGTACGTTAGATACTACTCCTTCACTTAATTTTCCATCAATATTTTGTCTTATATGTGGATATTCAAAATCCAAATGTTTTATCATTTCTTGATCATCAGCGCTTTTTTGAGATCGCGGAAATTCAGATATTGTCGGTGGTTTTAAAAAAGTGCATGTGTTAAAAAATAATCTACTAAATATTGTATTTTTTATAATCATAAACCCAGTGCATAGCCCGTGAGAATCTGATGATATAGTTATATCTTTATGTATTAACTTTTTAGATTCATCGAATATATTATAAGTAGGGTCTTTAATAACAATATCAATATCAGAATATATAATATAATCGTACAGGGGCCCGAGTTTTTGGCCGTGATCGTATTGTAGTTGGTTTGTGATAAGACTTAGTTTTCGAAGCCGGCATATATTTGGCTCTATATCATCGATTAAAATATGTTTATATTCGTAGTTGTTAGCTATAGCATACTTTTTAAAATACGGCTCAGTATGTTTATATAAATCATGATATATTGATTCAGCGGCTGAATCGCGATATGTCATAAGTAATATACTTTTATCTTTCATCCGCTTTTTTCACTTAATATTCTAATTAACGACTCTCTTTCTGATGGCATATCTAATCCATACTCTTTCACTTTATCTATTGATAAAATACAATTAGATCTATTAGCGACAATATGTTGCTTTAATTCATCATAGTTAATAAACTTCCAGTTCGGGTTCCATAGTCCGTGTTTATCTAATATCTCACACACTTCAGTTGTTTTAAGAGGATTAGGGTTGACACAATTATACACACCGTTAGGTAATTCTTCGATATTAATAATTTTATTAATTACATGCAGTAGATCCTCAATAACAGTTTTAGAGTTTACCTCTTCGAGAATATTATTATATTTTAAGATTTTACTTAAATAGTTTTTCTTAGAGTTAAAATCATTGCAAATCGGCATTCTTATACGTAAAGTATAAACGTTTTTAAAGTTCTTCAGGCATAGTTCTGCTGCATGCTTTGTTTTACTATACCAACTACTATCAGGATTAGTTAGTCCGAAATTTGGTTCATCTTCTTCTGTGTATTGTACGTCTGTTGGGCCGTCATATATACACCCAGAGCTTACATTAATAATTTTTATATTGTCTTTTACACAAAACTGAGCTAGCATAGTAGGCAGTGTTACGTTTAAGTCCCAGCAGATTTGCTTATTTTCCTCACAGGCATCCACATTAGGAGCACCAGTGTACCCAACACAGTTTATTATCCATTTAGTTTGTGTGCCGCGAAACTCGGATATTAAATTACTAAATAATGTTTCTTTTAATTTATCGGGCGCAGTATATGGATAGTTTGATAAATGAACTACGTCATATATATTTTCAAAGTTTTCGAGAAAATGCTTATAAGCTTTTTTCCCAATATAACCGTTACCTAAAACAACTATTTTATTCATCCGTATTCTTTTGTTCTTGTATGTCGCTGAAAAAATCTATATTACCTACTCGTCTTAATAACGTCTCTATAGCGTCATAATCTTGAGGGGTCTTACCTGAAACAATTACTACACTTTCTCCTTTAAGATCATATCCAAGTAGTATAAATGATTTTAAATGCTCCGCTAAATAATCGTTAATAAACGACATATCTTGTTCTTCCATTGAATCGACAGACTCAGCGGCATTAATACTCGACTTTAATAAGTTATCAAAATTCCTAGGTTTTGGCATTCGTCTTTTCATTAGGTGTAATATTCTTTTCGATTAATTTAGTCATGATGACTTCCATGCTGTCAGTTTTTAATTGATAGTTCTTAAAGTGACTACCGTCATTTAGTTCAAATTTAAAATCTCCACTCCAATCATAATTAACATAACACGTTATATATAAGGCATTTTGTTCTGGATTAATCATTATGGTCCATCGACGAGGATCATTTGATGTATAATCTGAGAAGATTCTATTTACTGTATATCCGTTATCTCTTAAACGTTTAATAAAATATCCACATGTTGTGACTTTATTTTTCATTAGTTTTTATAACTCGTACTAACAAATGTAAGTTCGATATTATCAATATTAAGTTTAAGCATAAGCATTTTATATTGGTTATTTATATTAATAATTGCCTCATTAAAATTTAATATAGAAATAAGCCTAAACAACTCAATATCTAAGATTAATTCATAATCTAAATCTTCTCCATCGTATTCATCCGCTAATAAAGTTGTATAACTATCTACGTTTTGTAGTTTTTTATCTGATAACTCAGCATATACATTTGTGTTTTCTGTTTTAATGTATATTTTACTAGATTCAGTTACAAACGGGAGTGCTTTTAAGATTGCACTATTTTTTTCTTTTGTAAGTTTAAAATTAGTGTTAAACGTAATATCATCAATTTTATTAAAATCAAATGCAGTGTCTTTAGTTATACTACTATCAAATAAATGATATGTAAATCGATTAACATTACTATTATATTTTATACAATTTTTTTCTACTTCAAGATGTAAATCGGCTTCGTCTAAGCACGATAAGATCTTAATTAATTTTATTGTATCAGGTAAACATATAGTACATTCTTCTGGTTGATCATCCCAATTGATCTTATATTCTGCTTTAAGAAAAATATTAGAATTATTATGAACTATAGTAGATATAGTATTGTGTACATCTAATGTCGCAGATGAATTTAATCTCGATATCGGATTAAGAAAATTTTGAATAAAATTATCTTTATTCTTTATTGGTAGAATCATTATTTTCGTTTAATTTGATTCGTATATTAATTTCTTTTGCGTTTTTTGCAATCCTCTTTTCAATTAAGCTCACAAATTTACTAATTTGTTTTTCAACAGCAGATACCCGCTCTATTAAACTATTCAATAGAGCGGGATCTCCTGTAATTTGTGGCTGAGGGGCAACTGGTTGTTGATATATCTGCTGCTGCTGGGGTGGTAGTTGCTGTCGTGGTTGAGGTTTTTTATATATCTCTTTATTTACAGGTATATCGTTCATTGTTGCACTTTTTTGAACAATATCCTTATTCAAGCTTTTCGCTTGGTCGTTCATTTGATGAATGAACATTTTTACTGCGACATCTTCGTTCATTTTTTATTCCAAAGTATCAAGCAATTCTTTAACTTTATCATCATCAATAGGAGTTGAATCAGAAGCGGTTTTTGATTTAGAATCTAAATCATCCAAATTTAAATCATCTTCTTCAGGTGGAGTGCTTGTGGGTTGTTTTGGTGTAGTTTCTGCTGCCTCTTCTGTAACGCCATGATAATGTTCATTGAGCATTGTCTGTAGCTCGTCATAACTCTTAACAGGAAAAACATTTTCTAAATCAAACGTTTGTTCGTAAACATCTTTAATAGCACTAGTTGTTACTCCTGAGATTTCAGAAGGCATAGCAAAACGAGAACTTACATATGTCGGATACCCGCCTTGCTCTTCAACTTTGACTCGAAAATTACAACCTTCTTTTGAGAGGTCAAAGATCTTTTCGCCGAATTCTTCTGCATCTTCTCCCTCCATTGCCTCCATTACAATTTTATGTAATTGACGACCAAATCTAAGAATTTTCACTTTACCTTCATTTTCTGGATTATCAGGATCTTTTACTACATAGACATTAACAAGCCAATTTTCCTTACGATTTAAAGCTTTTGCCTTTTCTTTTTCTTCTTCAGAACCAGTACGAGAGAGTCTATATCGAGCCTCTGCAATAGGATCTCTTTCACCCCATGTCTGTGGACTAATCGAACTTTGAAATTGTCCTGTCATTTCACTCACCCAGCCATGTGAGTAATAATGAAAAAACGTTTTACTAGGATCCTTTACAAACGGTACAAGCCGTAATGTATACGTATTACCTGGCTTTAGTCGCATAATATTACTAGTTGAAGTTTGTTGCGCGGTCTGTGCCATCGCTCCTCTAATTGATTCAAACATATTCTTTGTTGTCATTTTGTTTTTAATATTTTATATATAGTATTCGTTAATTTTATTCCCAAAGGTTTCATTTTTTTCGAAAATGTGTATTTCGATCTCAAACTACTTAGAGTATTATAAAAGCTTCCACATACAAATTCAACTATATTTTTTTCTAGCTTAATATTTTTTTCTGATACATTAAGAGACAATAAGGAATAATAATTAATATCATTATTTTTTAGATCTAAAATAAAATTAGGATATATTCCTGACTGTATGTCGAGATATTGGTCACAACTTGTTAAATTATGTTTAATACACATATCGTAGATAAATTTAAAGCTGTCTCTTAATCTAGTAATATTAAATTGATGATCAGGTTTTGTTAATTCTATATCCGTTGTGTATTTTTTATATGTAGAAATAGCGTTAAATGTACTATAAAAATCAAGCGGTACATATTTTTCTGAATATAATTTATATGGTGCATTAAAAAATATAATTGGATCTATTTTTTTATTTTTTAAAGTGTTTGATATTTTCTTAAGTAAAACGTATTTTGTATCGTCTAGTTTGTTAAAATCTTTTCGAGGGGTAAATCCTTTTTTATTTCTAGAAGTTTTAAGATAAATATTATATATATTTTTTTCAAATATCGATAATTTATTCATAAATCTATAGCATTTTTCTTAAGATATTTAGTTATATATTTACTCTTATATAGATAGGGATCATGTTGTAAAAATAATTTAACTAATTCAAAATTACTATCTAATAATAACGATCTTTTAAATAATTCTCTGTATTTCTCTTCTTTAAGAATTAATAAAAATACATTTGCGAGATTAATTTTTCTATTTTCGCAGATAGAAATAAAACTACATAACGTTAAGAAGACATGTATCATATCTTTTCGCTCTAAGATTGTATATGGACTATCCATTTAATGGTTCAAATTGTTTACTTAATGCTAACACATTGTCGTTTAAGATACCTCCAGCAGCATATTCGTGACCTCCTCCATCACATATTTTTTTTGCGAACTTACTTAAATTAAAATCAATATTTCTATTTCTACGTAGATATACTCTGTTATTTTTTAGATTAATCATCATACATACATCACACGCATGATTATCAATTATAAATTGACCTAAATCATTAATATACTCGCTTGCAAATGTACTAATAAAATCGTATTGTTTTCCTGCTATGGAAAGTTTCGCCTTAAACAAGTTTATATTTTCTCTTAGTTTTTTAAATTTGTAAAAATGATAGCTAATTATTTTATTTTGTTCATTTGTGAAGCCAAAAAACCCATTTTCAAAATCATTAATAAAATTCTGCAGTTTGTCACCGTTTGTATACCAGAGGTAAAAATTTAATTTATTACTTTCCGGGTATTTTAATTCATAACAATCATAATCATCCGCAAACGTTATTAATTTTTTTTGTTCTTTGGTTAAGTTAATATTTGGATATATATGATTTAATATTTGATAAATGTGCTTACTACATGATGTTTGCTCTGTATTGATAAATGTTTTTGCCCGTGTGTATTCATCTTCATGTGATTTGTGATGATCAAAAATAATTACGTTTTCTTTATCTATTAAGTCTTTAATTTCTGTAGTGTCTAAATCAAAGAAATATACTCTTTTATAATCTTCGATTTTATTATAGTTAAGCCATCCTAATAGCTTTTCACGGATATTAGAAACCTTTAATGTAACAGCTTTTGGTTTAGTTTGTTTAAACCACGTATAAATTAAATAACTACAGCAACCATCAAGATCTAAGTCGGTAAAGATTATTTCGTCTTTATTTATCATTTGCTTCTTTTTCTGTTAAAATATTACCATAATGAGGCCACCCATACACTTCTGGATCTTCTCCTAAATATCGCCAGCGTATTACGTTAGTATCAGGATTGCGTTCATATATCTTAGGTCGTGTTGACTTGTTATTGATAACTTTGGATGTTGTCATAATATGCTTTGTAGGTATTTACATCATTCTTCCGAATTGTACAGCATCATTTTCCGCTGTATTTACATCTTCATTAACATTTAAATCGTTATTCTCCGTGAGAGTAAGAGTATTATAATCTATAGAGACTCGAGTACTACCTGTATTAGAACCAAATCGGTTTTTAATAATACCTATATGAAGCGCATCGTCTTCTTCATCTTCTTCTGTTCTCCAAATACTTACTATAACATCTGCAGTCGCACCTAATCCGTAACTTTCTCCAATCGCCTCTAATCCAGGGCCACCTGCATTATTACCTGTTCCGTATCCTGTTCTATTTACTTGTGTAGCGGATATAATTGGACAGTCAAAAGTATATGACATTGCTCTTATTTGTTCAGATATACTCTTTATTCGTTCATAAGAATTATTACCATACGTACTTGCTAAAAGATTTAAATAATCGAGTACTATAATATCAGGTTTAAATTTCTTATTAATTAATTTCTTAATAAACCCTTCAAGTTGCGGTGGTGTAATGGAGCTAGGAGCAAATTCTTTAATTATTATATTTGCTCTAGGGTGCG